GATTGACCCCAATCGATGCGCGCCCGGATAGCGCTCCCACGCGCAATCGCGGCCCGCCATCCACCGATGCCATCCCTGTTAACCCCCATTTGCGCCAAAGGACTGATCTCATGAACATCGGGCTGACAACCCAGGAGACCCTGGGTCTGATGAAAGACTCGCTCGCCAAGAACGTCACGATCTCCACCGGCCTCACGGCTTACGACCTGCAAGCGCCGGCGAAGAACCTCTATCCGACGATCACGCCGCTCAGAAATTCGCTGCCTCGCGTCGCGCGGCTCAACCCCGGCGACGCGGCGCATTGGCGCTCGATCTTCGCCACCACCGGTTCGGGCTTCGACGCGATGGGCTGGGTTCCGGAAGGCCAGCGTTCGGCGAGCATGTCCTATTCCGCCACCTCGGTCACGCTTCCCTACGTGACGCTTGGCGAGGAAGACACGGTGACCTTCGAAGCGGAGGCCGCCGCCCAGGGCTTCGAAGACATCAACGCCACCGCCACTTTGCGCATCCTGCAGAAGACGATGCGCAAGGAGGAAACGGCGCTGCTTGGAGGCAACACATCGCTCGCCCTCGGTAAGCCCGGTACGCCGACGCTCAGCGCCTCCGGCACGGGCGGGACGCTGCCGGCTTCGACCTATTCGGTCATCGTCGTCGCCCTGACCTTCGAAGGGTACCGCAATTCGACGCTCGCAGGCGGCGTCGCGACCACGATGACGATCACCGGCAACGACGGCGCCACCTACACGTTGAGCGGCGGCTCCTCGCTGCGCAGCAACAACGTCACCCAGGTCGTGACAGCCGGCCAGACGCTGTTCGCGACGGCCCCGGTCGTCAACGGCGCGGTCGCCTACGCGTGGTACGTGGGCGCCGCCGGCGCGGAGACGCTGCAGGCCATCACCACGATCAACAGCGCCGCCTTCAGCGCGCCGCTCATTACTTCCGGACAGCAGCCAGCCACCGCCATCACTGCCGATAATTCCCGCAACCCGGGGCTGGCGTTCGACGGATTGCTGACGGACGGGTTCAACCCGGCGACCAACTCGTTCGTGCAGGCGCTGGCGTCGGGCCCGGCGGGGACCGGCACGTTCCTCACGCCGTCGGGTCGAGGCTCGATCGTCGAAATCGACAATATGCTGATGCAGATGTGGAACACCTATCGGCTGTCGCCAACGGTGATCTATGTCAACGCGCAAGAGCAGAAGAACATCACGGCGAAGTGCCTGACCAACGCCTCCGGGCCGCTGGTCCGATACAATGTGGACGCGTCTCAGTCTGCGCCTTACGAGTTCACCGCCTCGGGCGTGGTGCGCTGGTACTACAATCCGTTCACTGGCGTCGAGATCCCGATGCCGGTCCATCCCGACCTGCCGCCGGGCACGATCCTGGCGTTCTGCGAGCGGCTGCCGGCGTGGTATCAATCGAACGAGACGCCCAATGTCGCGGAGGTCCTGACGCGCCGCGACTACTATCGCGTTGACTGGCCAGTCCGCACTCGCCGGCGCGAGTTTGGCGTCTACACTGAAGAGGTCCTGGCCATATACGCCCCGTTCGGCATCGGCATCCTCACCAACATCGGCAACGGCTGACGCTCGGGCTCAATGCGCGCTTCGGCCCGGCCCGGACGCGCGCGGCCATTTTCGCTTTCGGCTTCTTTCATGCGAGCGTTGCATGTCGCCATTCGATCTGACCAATCTCGCGGCGTTGAAGGCCTGGCTCGGGCTGCCGTCCGCGCCGGGCCCGAACGATGCGACGCTCGCGGCGCTTGTCACGGCGGCGAGCCGCTCGGTCTATTCGGCGCTGAGCAGGCCCACCCTGCTGCCGTTCCCCTATACTGAGACGATCGATCTCGAGACCAGCCGCGTGACCTTAAGACGGTGGCCGGTGTTGCAGGTGAGCTCGGTGACATGGCGCGGAATTGCCGTTCCGCGCGACGAGAACGCCGACCTCGCGGCGTCGGTCGGCTACGCTCTCGAGCCCAGCGACGGTGTTCCGCCGGGCCGGCCGCAGACGCTCGATCTATTCGGCTGTCAATACCGGCCGGGACGCCAGAGTCTCGTCGTCTCCTACACCGCCGGATATGCGGTCCAGAGCGAGGCGCAAGCCGTTCCCGCCGCCGCACCTTTTCAGCTCAACGCGTTTGCGCCCTATGGGCCTTGGGGATCGGATCTCGGCGTGACCTACACAGCGACCGGCGCGCCGCTGACGCCGGTTTCAGCCTCGCCGGGCGCGGGTCAATACGCGGTCAGCGCCGGCGCCTATACCTTCTCCGCGACGGACGCCGGGCAACCGGTTTCCATTTCTTACGGCTACGTGCCGCAGGATATCGCGCAGGCGGCGCTGGAACTGGCGGCCGAGCGCTTCCGCGCCTCCGACCATATCGGGCTCAAGTCGAAGTCGATCGGCGGCCAGGAAACGATCGCATACGACACGAGCGCGATGTCGGCGCCGATCCAGGCGATGCTGCAACCCTATAAACGGGTCACCCTCTGATGTTCGCGCTCGAGGTTGGCGGTCTCGACGAAACGCGAGGGCGGATCGACGCCTATCCGGCGGCCTTGCAGGCCGCGCTCGACACCAAGGCGGCCGAACTCGCAGCGGCGCTCGCGGACCTGGTCAAGTCCGACAAGCTTGCCGGCGGCGTATTGAACACGCGCTCCGGCGCGCTCGGCGATTCGATCGCAGCCAGCGTGACAGCCGATGCGCACCGCGTTCTCGCGTCGGTCTCCTCTGATGGCGACGTGAAATATGCGGCGATCCAGGAGTACGGCGGCAAGACGGGCGCGCATGAGATCCTGCCCGTGAAGGCTCGGGCGCTCGCCTTCGTCGCCGACGGCGCCGAGCATTTCGCGCGGCGGGTCGAGCATCCAGGCTCGCTGATCCCCGAGCGATCCTACTTGCGCTCGGCGCTCGACGACATGAAGGACGAGATCGTCGACGCGCTGGCCGGCGCGGCGGGCGAGGCATGGGAGGGCGCATGACCCGCGAAGCAGCCTTCTCCGCGCTGTTCGCGGCGGTTTCCGCGGCCTATCCGTGGGGCCTTGCTTCACGGCGGATGAAGCTGTGGAGCGAGGTTCCAGCGGCGCAGCGCCCGGCGTTCTTCCAGCTCGAATCGGGGCCGGAAACCTATCAATGGGCCTCGCCAGCGACGCCGAAACGGACGCTCGAGGCCAAGCTCTTCCTCTATTTCGACGCGCGCGACCCGGCGACGCCAGGCGCGACGGCGATCAACAATGCGCTCGACGCGATCGACGCCGCGCTCGCGCCGGCTGCCTCCAACATCGGCCTTGGCCGCCAGACCCTCGGCGGCGCCGTTTACGATTGCAAGATCACGGGCGTGCCGGTGCGCGACACCGGCGACCTCGACGGCGACGGGCTGGCGGTAGTGGCTGTCAGGCTCATCGGACCTTGAAGCTGCATCCTCCGCCGTCCTCCTGAACGCTCTGACGGGAACGCGTTGGGCGTTGTTGTCGACGGCGCGCTCGATGCTCACCTCAATCCCTCAACGGAGTTCACCCTCATGTTCGTATTCGGCTCGGGCGTGCTGATCGGCACGCAATTGAACGTCGCTAACCCGACCCCGATCAACTTCGGGCTGGTCCAGAAGGTCAGCGTCGACACCTCCGTCAGCGTCAAGGAACTCTACGGCCAATATGCGTTCCCGGTCGCGGTCGGCTCGGGCACGCGCAAGGTTCAGTGCAAGGCGTCACTCGCGCGTTTCAGCGCCCAGGCGCTTGGCCGCCTTTGGTACAATCAGATCCCGTCTTTGGGTTCGAAAGTTGTGGCCTTCGCCGAGGCACATCCCGTTCCGGCGACAAGCCCATACACGGTCACGGTCACGAATGGAGCAAATTTCGTCGCCGACCAAGGCGTGACCTATGCTTCGACTGGAAACCCTCTTATCGCTGTCGCCTCATCGCCGGCGACAGGGCAATATTCCGTCAACACAGCCACCGGCGTCTATACGTTCGCGGCCGGCGATAGTGGCGTGAATGTCCTGATCACCTATTCGTACACCGCGACGAGTCCCCTGTCGACGAACTCGCAGAATTTGGTGATCGCGAACCCGCTGGTTGGGCCGACGTCAACCTTCTCGGCGACGCTGTTCGCGTCCGATCCGACCACCAACGCACAGTTCTCGGTGACGCTCAACCAGTGCGTCGCCAGCAAGTTCTCGTTCGACACCAATATCGAGGATTTCTCCAAGCCAGACTTCGAGTTCCAGGCGTTCGCCAACGCGGCCGGTCAGGTCATGAGCTTCAACTTCGGAGACCTTGCATGAGCGAGGAGGCCTTCCCGATTTCGCTCGGCGGAAAGAGCTGGTCGGTTCCGCATCTACCATTCCGGGCGATCAAAGCGATTCAGCCCGCGCTGTTCGACGTCTATCTCGCGGCGGGCGGTTCCTCGATGTCGGGCGAAACCGTCGCGCGTCTCGACGAGAGGCAGCTCGATCGTCTTGCCGAGGCGACGTGGCTGGCGGTCTCATTCGTCGAGCCCGAGCTTTCCCTGGCGAAGTTTCTCGACCTTCCGTTCTCGGTCGGCGAACTGATCCAGGCCTTTCCGTCAGTCGCCCAAGCGGCCGGTCTTCGTCCCGGCCCAATCGACCAACAAGCCTCGCCTGCCCATGCGACGCCGGAGGCGTCGCAAAACGCGGGAAAATCGACTTCGACGCCCTGATCGCTCAGGTCGTCTCCAATATGGGCTGGACGTGGGACGAAGCGCTCGACCAATTGACCATGCCGCGCTTTCTCGCGCTGCGAGCCGAGTGGCGCCGCAACCCGCCCGTTCACTGGCTCGTCGCCGCCGCGCTCAAGTATCGCGAGCCGAAAGACGACGCGCCGCCCCGTCAGCCGTCGATCGCGGAACTGAAAGCCGCTTTCCCAAACGGCGCGATCTGACGAACCCGCTTAAGATCGAGGATCAGCGATGGCCGACGCCAATGTCTCCGTCAGCTTCACCGCTTCGACCGACGATTTTGTCTCGCAGGTCAGCGAAGCGAAGGATGCTTTGCAGTCCTTTTCGGCGCCCTTCGGCGAAATCAACCAGCAACTGGTTTCGTTCGGAAACGCCGCGTCCCACGCCTTCAGCGCCGATCGCCTGGCGCCCTATCGCGACGCGCTCTCCGCGACCCAGTCGCTTCAGCAATCGTTCGCCGCTGACAGCGCAAAAGCCGCAGCCGCGCTGCGCCAAGGCGACGACGAGACCTATGCCGACGCGGCAAGAGCCGCGCAACTCGCCGCCTCGGAAGAATTGCGTCTTCTAGCGGACGCCACGAAGCAAAAACTCGCCCTCTATGCCGAGGAGGCGCGGACTTACGAAATCACACAGCAGCAGAAACTCGCCCTTTCGCAGCAAGCGCTCAACGAAGAATACGCGGCAGAACTCGGCATACTGCAAAGGAAGGACACTCTCGGCGACCAGTCGCTCGCCGCCAGACAGCGTGTCGATGACATGGTCATCGAAGCGGCACGCCGCCGGGACGATCAGATGGCGGCTTTGACCCGCTCCGCCCTGCAGCAGGAGGAGCGCGGCTATCAGGCGCTCGGCAATTCGGTCATGCAGGCGTTCAATTCCCAGTTGCGCGGACTGCTGACCGGAACGGCCACCTGGCACAATGCGTTTCGGAGCGTGCTCACGGACCTCACGACCAAATTCATCGAGTTTTGTGAGACGGGCGTCGAGCATTACGTCCTGGCCGAGGCGATGAAGACAGCGGCGACCACGTCGGGCGTCGCGGCGCGCACGAGCGCGGAAGCAGGCGGCGCCGCGGCCTCGGTGGGCGCACAGGGCGCGGCGATGGTCAGGTCGATCCTCTCGTCCGCCGCGGAAACGTTCGCCGGGGTGTTCGGGTTTCTCGCGCCAATCATGGGACCCCTCGCCGTCGGCCCAGCCGCGGCCGCTCAGGCTACGGTCGCGGGCATGGCCGGGACCGTAGCGTCCGCCGATATCGGCATGTGGCGGGC